CAAGAATCACTTACTATGCAAATTGCTAATGCAATCAATGAAAGTTGTGAACAGAATAAAGGTGTTGCGGTTGTTCTTGAATGTACCCATACTTGTGCTTGCCTCAGAGGTGTTAAACATGACGGGTGTGTTATGAAAACCTCCAAATTAACCGGGGATTTCATGTATGATCGTGGTACCCGCCAAGAGTTTTATGAATTTATCCGAGGGTAATTATATGGCAGTTCAAGATAATTCATATTACGCATTTGAGAAAGCTATTTTAAAAGCGAGTACTCTCCGTGAAAAAAATTTGTATGGCCCGGCTAGTAAAGCTGCAGAGGATCCGGAAATTGGCATTGTTATTAAACAAAAACCAGCTTACTTCGTAATTAAAGATTGTGCTAATATTACAAAACGATATCTGTTTATTATGTGTTATGGATCATTAACTGATCCAATACAACAACTTAAAGGTACAGTAAATGCTAAAGATATTAAAGATTTTGTTAAGAGAAGTAAAAATAAAGATAATCCCGAAACACTTCAACTGCTAAAATTGGTTATTCATGATATTCAAAATTATATTACACCTCCAGATCCGGATATTCAAGAATTGGATATTAGTTTTGATATAATTGACGGGGAAAACGTTTATGGGGATTATGAGGAATTGAACAACGAACGGTTAATAGCAATTGAAAAAATTGAAGCCTTTCAAAAGGCAAGAATTGATTTAAATAACGAGAAAGCTGTGGTTGATCGATTAACCGAGATATTTGTTTAATCCTCTTTATCAACATCGATGAGTTTGTCTATCTTTGAGACAAACTCTTTCCCTATTAATACGGGGTATTCATTTTCACTTCTATCTGCTATTGAAAATGGTACGTCTGTGTATTTTTGATCATCAAAGATTATATCAAATAATACAACCGGACGTTCTTCTTTATTTCCTGATCCAATATGGATTATAATTGTATCGACAATTTGTTTTTTAACACGTTTGTTATTTACAGTTGAGAAAATTATGTTCTTTCCTCGGGTTTCAAAATTAACTCCATGTAACACGTTATAAGCTCCATTTCCAGAATCCACCTTTGCATCTACATCACCAATGTCTTTGATTTTTATGGGTTCAACTAGACCGATAACATCATCATCAGTTGTTATTTCGTTTAGATAATATGTTCTATATATAGAGTTAAATGTTTTCATCGACCTTTGTGTGTAATCCTGTGTTCTAATATTCGCTTCCGCTCTTGTCTAGCTAATGGAATAATATCCGCAAGTGCTTGCCTAGCTCTTCGTGAAGAAGCTATTGTACCACTTGTAATATACTTTTCAAGGTTATTGACATATGATCGAACTAAATCTAATATCTCTCCCCTATTTGTGTCCATAACATCAATTATTTATGGTTTTTATGGTAAATTAACATAAATTATGGTGTATGAAAAAAATTATAGTAACACTTATCACATTGCTAACTTGCGTATCCGCATATGCTCAAGTTAATTTAGAATCTGGATATGCAACCGATTTTACAATCCGGGGTACTTCTAGAGCAACCAATACAGCCGTAGTGGGTATAACTGGAATTAAAGACGTATCTGATAAAATGTATGTCTACGGATTTAATTATTTTGTCCCAACTAAACGGCAAACAGCACAAAACCATACAGGTTTAGGATTATCCTATTATGCTGATCTTGATGAATGGTCATTTATGGCTGATTTTCAAGGCAATTATCATCTAACTCAAACACCGACCGGTAATTCGATTGAGTTTGGAACTGGGCTTACGTTCTATAATTTACCGTATATCAACAAATTTGCAAATATTTCGTTGTATTATTGGGATGATATCGATCTCAATAGTAGAGGTATTGAAGTGAGTGTTAGTAAACGATTTGCAAACGTTGGTCTCAATTATTTGAACGTAATACCAAAAGCTAGTGTATATGTGTTTAATACACATACAGCATATGCTGCTCAAATTAAGGTTGATTATAGTAAATTTATTATCAGACCGTTTGCTGAACTATCATATATGAATAACGATGCGATTGGCTCATTAGCTCTAGATAACGATTACCAAGCATATGTTGGTTTATCTTATAAGTTTTAATATAATTTAAGTTTTAAAGCCTACCATATATGGTAGGCTTATTTTTTCTTCCAATTTACTCTTTTTGAACTTTTCTTTTGATACATCTTACCTTTAATTGAATTACATGCTGATTTAGTTGGTCTACATGCTGGGTAACTTCCTCCGGATTTTTTAGATTTTCTGCCACACGGACCACCCGTTTTACAATTTACCCAACCAGAAAATTTCTTCCCGGTTTTTGGATCTTTACCACCACGTTTAAACCATTGATGTAAGTTATCTGAGGCTTCGTAAAATTGTTTAAAGTTTATATTATTCATTTTCTAACCAATCCATTGATGCAAAATATAATCCACTACCACCACCACCGGATTTTATAGGTGTTACAAATACATGTAAAATATTAGGTGTACCATTTATATTATGTCCTAGCGAAAAGAAACTATCTTGTAAAGAGCTAATTACACTAGCATTATCTTTTGATACCAATACAGTGCTTATAACGTTACCGCCAGATAGATATTGTATGCCAGATCCTCCTACCCCCCAAGATACCGCTGAATTTGGCACACTAGATAACGATACTGAACCGGTATGAGCTGGATCAATTATTAATCGTACCCTTGTGTCTATATTACTATCTGAATTAAGAATATTAAATATTTCCGGTGATATAACACCCTGTAATCTTGTTGAAGATAATGCAATCTGTAATAATGAACATTCGGTTCCCACCGCAATACTAACTGGTGTATTAATTCCTGTATATGCCATTGTATCTACTGAACGTAATGTGCCTTGTTTTTGTACACCACCTTCAGAATTAACATTAGCGCATATATGAAGTAAATTACCGGGGGTGCTACCGGTTTGTCTAATTTCAGCTCTTAATGGTAAATTTGGATTAGTAATATAAACAGATTCTATATTATTAGAATTTAAAACTTCATGACAGTAATAGATTATCCCGTCTATTACAAACCCGAAACGAACTCTACCAACCCCTAACCATTCATAATCAATTGTAAATATTTGAACTTTAGTCATATCAAGGGTAACACCGCTTGACCCGGTCCCGTTTAATGGATCAATATTCCACGCACTTTGAGGTACATATACAGATGACGTGTTACCAGTCGAATTGCCAATATTAACAGATAATACATTATTTTCGTTTTTAAAATACATACCGGTATATTGATCATATGGAGCTGAAATGTTAGATTCAAAAAATCCGTATTTCATATCTAAACCATCTCCTCCAGATAAAATACCTGTAAACATATATTGTTGAGATTTACCAGGTTGATATGCAAATGATTGTTTAGTTTGTCTTATCACATAATCTCCACTTAAAGTGGTAGATAATAAAGTACCGGCATCGCCAGATTTAAATTGAACTATTCCGGACCCATTAATAACTTCATTAAAAATAAATTCTCTTTTACTGAATAATTGTTTAACGGAAAAAATAGTTTGAGGTTGACTAACCCTTAATCGACCAAATGCGTCCACAGCACCATTATCACCAAAAGGTGTTGAGTTAGTAATTGATTGCCCTATATCATAAGTCAGTATAGCTGTTTTAGGAAATACTTGAGATTTAATACTCAAATCGTTTTCCCAATATGCTGTTACTGGAGGAAATTTGCTATCATCTAATATTTCAACAAACTTCTGATATTCTAAAGTTTGAAACCCTGTGTTTAATGTTGTTCTCAATGACATATGTTACTTTTTCTTCCAGATTTTACCTTTTCTACACCGGACTATAGCCCCGGATTTATATGCAGATGTTTTATTTCCATATACAGAATCTGCTTTTCGTTTACACCTGTCTTCTGCATCTTCTGATTTGATTTTTTTTCTTTTCTTTGTATTGTCGTTTAATCCTGTTTCTATTTTTGTAGAACCACTATAAACTTCAAGAATCCTGTTAATTTTATCGTTAAATATTTTCATATTATTAAGTTACCAATTTTGACATGAGGCGTGACGAGCAGTACCTGGTTTAGCTGTTGAACATTTATGTCTAGCTCTAAAGCTTTTACGACGTTTAGGGTTACTCTTTTTAATGCGCAGATTAGGGTCTCCGTAGTGTATCCGTTTGTATCCCTTACCGGAAGGGTTTTTAACACACTTCATATATTTCTTATTTTTAAGGTAGGAGCTGGCTTGTTTTGTTGCTTTTGTACATCTAGCTCCTTTTTTCTCCAATATTTTAAAAAAATCAATATCTTCTTGTAAAAGATTGTATAAAGAATTAAAATCCATACATTTATTTATAAATATTGGTATGAATAAAGATGAAATCGTTTTACAACAGCTTTATATGGAATCTACCGGAGCTACTTTTAACCCTTCTTTAGGTCCTAACGCTAATTCCCCTATGCAAGACCCAATATTAACTAAAATTGATATCGAAGATGTTAATACAGAAGATGAAGAACATGATAAAATTGATGACCACGAAGTTGATATGGCTCAATCAGAATTATACAAATTAGCCGAATATGCTCCTAAATTATTGGATATGATCGGTAATTATAACGAACTCGAAGGGTGGGTTCAAGCTAAAATTACTAAAGCTAGTGACTATGTTTCAGATATTTACCATTATTTGAAATATGAACAAGAAGGTCCAGGGCAAGACGTGGAAATGGATGTTGAAATTCAAGATGAAATGCCTGATGAAAACCAGGCATTAAATGATGAAATTGTTAAAAATTTAATGAGCCGGTTTTAATCCGTTACTCTAAATTCTTTAAAATATTGTATACCGACATCACTACATTCCGGTTGTCTTTAAATTCATCTGGAATGTAAGGCATTAATTTTTCTATCGTCAAATCGTCTAATATCTCACGGAAATCCGTAGCACTTAACTTGGATCCAGGCTCTCCAGGTGTCATTGGTGCTTCACTTATATTAAACGTTACCCCTTCTGGTGTGTATTTATCTGCCATGGCAAATCGCTTTGCATCATCCCCAACACCTCCAACCCCTAATAATACCTGATCACCCGGGTTGGTTTGTTCCTTTAAAAAATCTAAAACATACTTAACTGGTTGAGGGTTAACTATTACTTGAACATTTTTAAGTGGTAATTTATCAATATACTGTTCTAATACTTCAGCAGCTTTCTTTCCAGTAACCTTTTTACCTGCTGGAGTCTTTCTTGCACTCTTTTCAGATGGTTCACTTACTATAACATATAAATCATCAACCTGATCTGCAAAATATTTGATGTTGTTGAAATGCCCTTTATGTGGTGGTTTAAATGATCCAGGAAATAACCCAATCTTTCGTCCAGTTTGTTCTTTTAAATAGAAATCTTTAAATGTCTTGGCCATTATTTGTATTTAATGAAACCCAATTGTTATATAATTGTTTGAAATGTGAAGTAAATCGATTATGTAACATATCCAGAAATTCTGTTTGTATGTTCATGTTGGTATCTAAAACTTCTGGGCTCGCTATCATTGAAAAAATAGATAAATCAACATCCATATCTAAAGTGTCAATGAATTCTTGCATATGTTCGTTAAACAATATATCGTAAACAAAAAATTCTATACTATGATACTTTTGCAATAATGTGATAAAAAATTGATACCGAATCTGCTTCAATGTAGCATCATAACTATATAAATCTGTAGACATATACTCATCGTATTTGTTCTTTATTTGTTTGTATATAGTCGGCAAATTATACTCATCAATATCGGTGTCATCTACATGTAATACAGATCGTGATCCGAAAAGATCTAAATTGTTACCTGTGATAATATTGTTATCTGCAGAAGTGATTTTAATATTAGGAACACCATACATACTTAATTCTGTATCACGTATAGTATGATAAACTAGCCCGTCAATTGATAATCCAATACCATTTCGATTAAGAACCCAATCTAATAAATTTTCATCACCGTAATGATGTTGTTCTATGTAAAGATCTGTATCATGTAATGATTTAAATACAACTTCTCTAATGCTTGTCCCTGGGTTACCATACCAAACAAACTTACCATATTCATAATTTGTTTGTTTTCGATGATCGTATATTTTATCTATGGTTAGGTCTTTTAGAAAATATAGTTTCCGAAAGGATTCACATAAAAACCCTTGTTTACATAGTGTAAATCCTTTATATAATGATTTATCTGGTTCGGATTTAGGTTCATTATATCCAATTGAATGATATACCATATTCTTATACTTTATTGGTTGTTTAAAAAACCAATCAGAAACATCTTCTGGTCTGTTATAATAATACTTTTGTTCTTTTTGTATAAAAACCAATAATTTATCACTATTGTACCCTAAATCTTTAATTGTTGTTTCGTATAACTGTTTTACTTCTGGATAATAATTATTAACAACACATTCCGGGATAATTAATTTTAATGGTTTAAGTTCTTTTATTGCTTCAACATAAATATCCCAATTTGGTGGGTTAAACGTTCCACCATAATTAGGGTCAATATACCCACCAATACTACAATCGAACAAAACCGGGCCATCTTTACAAAGAAGAACGTAAATATCGTAATTAAATATGGTGCAAGACGGGTTGGGTTTATGGTTTAAGGTAGGATGATATTGTAGAAATTCCATGCATATTATTTTATCTTCGATTATATCCAGATCCACCGGGATCTTTCATACTTCTAGGATTGTTAAAATATGACGAGAAATCCATCTTACCACCACCGTAATTTACCATCGGAGCTGATTGATCATCTTCTTCACTAGCAGCTAATTTTTGTCTAGCTGGTGATGCAAAGGCACCTCCCATACCATCAACAATAAAATCTCCAGTGATTTTAATTGAATTTGGATTACCGTGGGCATCTTTACCATAATCTTGATCAGTTATAACTATACCTTCATGCGATGATGTATCTCCGTATTTATCTGTTGTATAGTTATTAAGAACTTCATTACCTAAAACTCGAGTAATATGATACGTTAACGCTCCATTGACTGCGGTTTGAATATCTTCTTCCTTATATACTTCATCTAATGGTTGCTGACCATTTAAAACTGTCATGTAATTGTTCTTACTAACAGCTCCTAAAATTTTACCATCCAATGTTTGAATCTTATCAGTTTTAGGTATTTTTACCATCCGGTTAAACCATTGATCTAGTGGTTGTTCAACGGTTTCATTACGTGAATAAACCACGGTAAATGGTTGACCTAAAACGTGTTCAAAATTAACTACACCACGTTTTGTAACATATATCCCGGTAATCACATCAAAACCAAATTCTTCTGCAAAGGGTTTTACCTTTTCTCTGAGGGATTCTAATACTTCAGGATCGAATTGAATTTTTCTAGATACTGTTTTATCTATTACCATTTTACCAGAAACAGGGTCTTTATAAGTTGACGGTTTAAGGCCCGGTCTAGTTTCTTCACCTTGTCGATTTCGCTTTTGATAAAACTGATTAACACCATGAAATGCTATTAATTTAGCTGACCCATAATCGACGACATTTTCTTTACCATCGATATATTCAGTATTAATAAATTTTGTTGGATCGGTATATAATCCTAGATCCATTAATTCATCTTTTATTGAAGGTAATGCTGCATTCATAATCTCCAATATCATTTTACCTTTACGAATCATCCCATGAGCTTTACCAGTTACTGGGTCGGGTTGAAATCTAGTTTGAAGATTATCGATGGTTATACCCCTAACATCAATTTCTTTTTGTGAACCACGATCTAATGCAAATTGTTTTGGATTATTTGGATCGTGTTCGTCGCCAACTACCTTTAATGATAGGTTCACACCATCTAATTTAACGGTTGCGGTTCCGTGGTCTAATTTTTCAACTGCATCATAAAATGTAGAAACGATATCATCAAGAGTTTTAACAGATGGTACATCAAACGGGTGCCACATATGCCCTCCCGCTCCGCCGGAAAGTAATAATTGTTCATCGGTTTGTTGTAATGTACCGATTTTATACAAGTTAAAAATATTATCGTTTTCGTTTAATAATTTCATGTTAAAATAATTCTAGGTGATCTAGCAAATACTGTTTGTGATTTAAATCCACTACCTTCAAATACATCAATATATACGTCAAACTGTACTTCTGGTACTTTTTCTAATTGGGAATATATTTTTTGAATACTAGGTTCTTTACAATTAATTACAACACATGTAAATTTATTATCATTCCCAGCTGTTAAGTAATCAAAACCTATGTGTTCTTGATAACATACAATTGCAATAGCTCCAACTAATCGTTGAAAGTTATCATAATTGACACGAGGGTTAAATTGTGTAAAATCTCTCTCTTTAAAGAAATGTTGGAGATCCTTTCGGAGATTATGTTTTATGTGTTCATACGTCTTGAGTTCGGAAAACACTTTAACGTAATTCCCCACATCATCTCCTTCGTCGCTGAAAAGGGATGCTATTTGTGATGGTAAGTTGGTTTGTTTTTTACCAGCAGTAGCCATTTTTTGATTAAGTTTGTCAATAATAGCTGTATAATATGTTAATTGTGTCCCACCTCTAGATGATGGTGTAAAACTTTTAGTGATATATGTATTGAAAAATTCGCGTATATCTGCTTTATCAATACCGGCTTTTAAATTAGTTGGAATAGACACACCGGAGTTGTTAAGTATTGCTTTTGCTTTTTCATATGCCTGTTCAGCTAATTCGAATTTTTGTTGATCAGCGTAATCTTTAACCAATTGAAAATAATTGATTAATTTTTGGAACTTTTCATATTGTAAATCGGTATATACACTTTGAGCAACTAATCTGCTACTAATTTTGTTCATATTACCATCTCCACCTAATACTGCACCGGATCCTCCAACACCGTTTGTTTTGATCTCAACTTCTTCTCCAGACCATTGTAAATCCCCACTTTTCCCTTTCTTTGCAGTTCCAAATATTGAAAATGTTGCTTCTCCTAACCCAACATTAGTGGATGCCCCTGGTTTGATATTTAAATGAATCTCTTTGATTAAATTTTCTAACCCTCCCCTGTCGTTTTCTTTGAATTGTCTAGGAAGTTTGTCAATAATTGCATCAACAAAATTTGTAACCTTAAGAACTCCAAGATCTTCTAAAGATAATAACCTATCTTTAAATTTTGCCAGATAATTTATTAATTCCACTGCATGGTTATAGCCAGAATTAATAATGATAGACTGCATTTGATCAACTGCTGGTTTACTACCTTTTCCGGACCAATCACCATTTTTAAAAATGGTTTGTATAGCCTCTTCTATATCATTTTCAGCTTCTATCCGGATTCTATTACGGATTTTTTTGGCATATACATCTGTTAATGTATAATTTTCCGCATCACCGTCTTTGAAATCAAATGACACGGTTACATCTTCTCCAAGAATTTGCTGTCTTGGTAATTTAGGAACAGATTTATACGCAACTTGAGCGTAAATGTCTTGTAATGATCGGTAGTTCATAATTTAATAGTCTATATCTGGATCGTCGGAATATGTTGAAATATACCGTTTTATCTTTGATAACATTTCGCGACCGTTTTCTTCATTAATCTCTCCTTCTAAAATTTCACTTGGAATATCCCCATCAGTATTAATTTGTAATGCTTTCCTAATCAACCGGATTAATTCAACTTCACCTTCGGATGATAATTGTTGTACTTCAGGTTCTCCTTGGGGTTCAGCAGGGGGTTGAGGGGGCATAGGATCGATAGGTTCGCCTGGTTGCTGAGGCATTTGAGCTGGATTGAACAACGGGTTAGGTCCTTGTTCATTAATCGCTTGGTGTCTAGAGTTCACCAGTTTAAAAAATTTGCTTTTAGTTGAAACGTTCATAAGATTTAAGATTGTAAAGCTTTCTTGAGGTTATTAGTATTGTCTTCATACTTTTTGACAGCTAATTTACTAACATTTACCCTATTTTTTACTGCTCTATTAGCCTGATATGCTGATGTACCGACACCAAACGCACCTAATTGTTTAGTGGGTTTTTGAGCTAACCGTTCAACTGCGTCATCAACATCATATTTGCTGCTAGAATCCTTTGAGCCTCTACCTGTAATAGCAAATTCGTCTTCATCCTCAGCTGAAGGAGTTGGATTTTTAATGAGTTCATTAACTTTAAAATAGGTTCTAATTAAATTCTTGTACACGTCTGGGTTTTCATCGTGAGTAATTTTGGATGATGCAAATTCCAATACAACCGAAATTTTTTCTAATAAATCTTTACTGATTTGTACTTTATCGGAGGTATCAGATACATATTTCTCAAACCCTTCGTTGATGGCTTGGTCAAATTTCATATATCTATTTAATGAAAAACAATTTGTTTAGTCTTAATGTCATTGAAATATTCTCCTGATAAAAACGTTAATCCATTGTTTTTCGCATATTTTTTGATCTTCTCAAATGTAAATCGTTCAATATTGAACTTATCAACAGCGGATTTTATCTTTAATAGCGTACCATGAGCTCTCCCGTCACCACGCGTGATTAGTTCTTTGAAGAATTCTAACGATTTATATGAAATTACTATTTTAATTGGTAATAGTAACCTCATGCGCAATAATATGTTCGTTAAAATATGCAAATAATCTTGTTCATCAACAAATTCAAGTATTGGGCTATCATAAAATTGAGTATTACAAAAATATACAACGGGTTTTGATGTATATTGTTTATTGTTAATGAAATCAATGGTTTCTTTAATAGTAAAATGAATTAATATCCGGTGAATATCTTTATTTTTTGTAAAATTATCCTGTAGAAGTCCTAAATCATGCAGATGGTTAATCAAAGATATTTCATAAGATTTGTGTATCTCATGAAAATCTTGTAAAAAGATATTAAATTCCGGAAATTCAAGATCCATATCATTTAGTATTCATTTTCTTGTTCATAATACTTTACTATCAGAACAACACCAGTTATTACCAATATTAACCCAGTTAACGTTAATGTAACAGATAACGGTAACTCATACCACAGATCTTCAAATGGTTTAGTTTCCGGTACAAATGACCATATATAAAACGGTACCCAAATACCGATCCAGATAGGAATTGATCGAATAATCACATTTAATAAGTGTATCACTAACATGTGTGCATGATAAAAACGATCTTAATTTAATCAACCATTTTTATCGGAACGGATAGAAGGGTGAGATGTTTAATCCGGTGGAGGCAGGGGCCTGATAATAAAATATTAACGTTCCGCCCAAAAGAAATCAACTAACTTTTTTTGATTTTATTCAATCTAACGTTAATTATCCCGTTATAATAATCTTCTCTCAATAATACATCATGAGCTAATTGCAATTTAAGTTCTTCGTATGCAAGCTCACTCTTACTACAACAAAATTGAACTATTTCAAAAATAAATTTATCTTTACCATATTCAATTAAATCGTGATTCACTTTATCCGACGATGATGTGTAAACTTTCCAATCAGTTTCCTTAACAATATGTCGTCTTCGGTTTTTACCTTTTAGTGGTGGGAGTTTAACAATTTTTCTTGCTTGTTTTTTGCCAATGTATCTCTTACCGTTTACTGTGTTGGTTATAAGATACACAAAACCAAAAAAGTCTTCAGGGATAGGTAAAGCTCCGTTATATATCCAATGTCCTAGGTCGGTTGTCATATAAGAGATTTAAGAACTATTATTTTTTCTTCAATCTCTTCTTTTTCTTTTTATTCCGTCGTTGAACAGACCCTAAAGCTTTTGGAGCTCTATAATCACCAGTTGCATATGAATCACTAGAAAACTGTCCTGATGAAAAATCTCCAAATACACCACCAGTACCAGCCGTCATGTCTTCATCTAAAATCTTTTTAAAAAATTTGTTAAACATTTGATTACTTTAGTATTTATCATATTATACCAATATATGTCGGATATAATTGAAAAATATGACGCTGAACTTAAAGAACACGTCACTGTTGATAGTCTGAATCTAAAAGATAGAACTAGACAATTACCAGCGTATAAACATATTTGGGTTGGCCGACTCATAAGACATAAAATTGAGTTGAATAAGCTTAAAGATACAAAATATGAAAAATTAGAAGAGTTAAAACAACGAATCCGAGCAGAACATCTCACTACATTATCCGCACCTGCAGCTGAAAAATATGCCAATAATACAGCTGTTATGAAAGAAATCAATAAAAAAATCGTTGACCAAGAGCTGATAATTGAATATCTTGAAAAGGTCGAGAAAATTATGCACTCTTATGGCTTTGATTTGAAAAATATGATTGAAATTGAAAAATTGGAAACAATGTAATGATTAAACTAATACTTTTTGATATAGATGGTGTTCTAACAGATGGAACAGCAACATACGACTCTGAAGGAGTTGCTGTTGGTAAAAATTTTAACCATAAAGATATTTCAGCTCTTCGGAGATTTCAACCGGAACTTGGTATTGATGTTGCGTTATGCACATGTAGTAAGGAAATTAACTTGAATTATGCTAACCGTAAGAACTTATCATGTTACTATATTCCATACGATCCTGGTAGGACAGAAAAACAACACCTGTTACCGGAAATTATTGCGAGATATAATTACGATCTTGATGAAATAGGGTTTGTTGGAGATGATATCCAAGATGTAGAAATTATGAAACTAGTTGGATATAGATGGTGCCCGAAAGATGCAATATCAGATGTTCAGATTTTATGTGAGACACAAAACAGATTGAATATTAAAGGTGGTCGTGGTGTTGCAAATTATTTATTTCAACAGCTAGCTAGCAAATATTAAGGATAAAATTATGGCAACGTTTGCAAATTTAGTTATACCAATGGCTGGTCAAAGTTCATCCTTTTCTAATAAAGGGATTAAAACACCAAAACCATTCATTGATATATTTGGGAAACCGATGGTGCAACATGCATTTGAAAGTCTTGATTTAATGCCGTATGTTACACCAATTTTTGTTATAACAAAAAATCATGATGATTGTTATAACGCATGTAATGTTATTAAAGAATTTTGTCCAGGCGCAAAATTTGTGGTGTTAGATAGCACAACATCTTGTCCAGCTGAATCTTTGTATAAGGCTAAACCATACATTAACAGCGATAAACCGTTAATACAATCCAATGTAGATCAAATTTTACAGTGGGATTCAGATCGATTTTTATCTGTTATTAATAGAAACGATCCAGATGGTGCTGTAATTACAGTAAAAACTACAGACCCTCATTATAGCTATATTAAGGTTGATTATACCGGTAAAGCTATCAAACTTACCGAAAAAGAAGTTATATCCAATAGAGGTTTAATTGGCACACATTATTGGAAACGTGGTGATGATTTTATATGGAGTTATGAAGTTGCAAAGCAACAAGGAATTAATTATAATGGCGAATTATATATTTCACAAACTTATAATCCTTTGATAGAAGCTGGTCACACTATTAATGATTATAGACTTTTAGATGATGAAAAACAATACCCGGTAGGTGATCCCAAACAATTAAATGAATACACTAACAAATTCCCATTTATTAACAATCTTGGTGTTGTCGTCAGATAAATACCAACCAATTTTAAAATTGTGGTCCCACTACTTTAATAAACATTGGAAGGATTGCCCATATAAAACTTACACCGTTTCAAATACTAAACCAATATCGTTACCTAATATTGAATGTTTAGTGACTAATGTACCTGTAATGGATAATGCCGATCATTTCAAACAAATGATGTTACATGCATTAAATCACATAACAACACCATATGTGTTATGTGTTGTTGAGGATCAAATTATTGTTAAGGATGTTATTTCCGAAAATTTTGATCACGTTGTTAACTATATGGATAATAATGACATTACAAAAGTACGTTGTTTATCCATGCCATGTGGTGATCATCCATTAGAAGTTGAAGATGGTTTTATAAATTCTGAAAATTTTGGAATTATTGACAACAACAATGAATATAGAAATTCACTTCAAGCTGCAATATGGAATCGATCTAGATTAATAGAACTTTTAAATGTTTATACAACCGATTTTTCTGGTTGGGTATTTGAATGTGATGAGCAATTCCGTAATAAATCCAAAGATTGGACATATATAGCATGTAACCACGGAAAAGGTGGTCATTTATTAGATCGACCTGAAGGAAAGGGTGATTCACCATTATTACAGTACGTTGAGTTGGTACGTTGGGGATTGTTTGATAGGATTTATATTGATTTCTTCCGGGATATGGTTAAGAAGGATGGATTATCAATTGACACACCTGAATATAAGCCATTTGGGGCAGGATTAAAAAAGGAAGAATTACCATTATAGTAGTTGAATAGTAATGACTTGGTAATACTATTTAACTATGACCAAGTTCACATACTGTAATAAAAAACGAGTAGGATTTTTAGTATCCGATCACTTCGATTTAATACGTGAACATTTTTCATACGAAAATACCGGGGCTGTTTTTGCTAGAAAACGTGGAGCATGGTATGCAAAATCTAGAAAATATGTAATAACACCAGGTGGTAAATTTGATGTTGGATTAACATTTGAAATTGCCAAATTTGTTCGTAAAGAGCTACCGGGAGAAGAAATTACATATGATGATTCAATTTTATCCCAACTTAAACCCCATATTTCGAACACTGACCTTGAATTATCATTACCTCTTCGTGATTACCAAAAAGAAATTGTTGATACATGTTTTAAATTTGGAAGAGGTACTGTAGTTTTAGCAACAGCTGGTGGTAAAACACTAGTAATGGCCAACTTACTTGAACGATTATATAAAGCAACTAAAGACAAACCTACTTGGAAAGTATTATTAATGGTTCCGGATTTGGGGTTAGTAAATCAAACATACAATGACTTCAAAAAATATGGTTGTAGTTTTCAATACGGTAAATGGACTGGTAATTCCCCAGTAAATTTAGGAGACAATGTAATTATTGCAAATTTAGGAATACTTCAAAGCGGATGTAGTGATATTGAGTGGATTAAGTACATTGATGTATTGATAGTTGATGAAGTTCATAAAGTCCGGTGCAAAAATAAGGTTAATAAAATACTTAAAACCATTGAAACACCAATTAAATTCGGATTTACCGGTACTCTCCCCGACACCAACGAAGATATATGGAACATATATGGGAAAATCGGTCCAAAAATATACGAGAAAGGTAGTTACGAATTACGACAAGAAAATTACGTGAGTAATTTGTTAATCCATGTTTTAAAGTTGGAATATCGACAAAAACCGTTTTATCCCGATGAAATCAACGATCCTGGTGAGCGATATAGGTTAGAATTTGATTTTTTGTTTACAAACACGTTCAGAAACAACATATTAAAGAAAATAACAACAGAAGTTAACAATAACGTATTATTATTGGTTGACTACATTCGTCATGGAGAAGAATTATACAACGTATTAAAGGACAACGATCAAGGAAAGCAAGTATTTTTTATACAAGGTGATGTTGATGTAGAAGAACGAGAGAATGTTAAGCAACTTATTGAAACCAATGATAATATTATTTGTATAGCAATAAGTAAGATATTCAGTACAGGTATTAGTATTAACAATTTACATTATATAATATTTGGTTCTGGAGGGAAGGCAAAGATCAAAATTTTACAATCAATAGGTCGTGGTTTACGATTACATAAGAACAAAGAAAAGCTAGTAATATTTGACATAGCAGATCAACTTCGATACGGTAAGAGTCACGCGGACGGTCGTGCAAAACTATATGAAAAAGAAAAAATACCTGTTAAATATTCGACTATAACTCAAAAATAGTGGATTAAACTTAACCTGAATATACAATTAACATATGCAAGCTAAAAAGCCTAAAAACGGTAAAAAAATCAAACCCAAGAGTAAAGAACATTATGTAAATTCTGGTGAATTTAAAGCTGCAATCAAAGAATATTACCAAACTGATGAATGTTCAAATGAATTAGGAGAAATGATAACTAAAATCGCTTATGGTTTAAGTTATGCTCCCAATTTTATGAATTATTCATTTAAGGATGAAATGATAGGTGATGCTATTGTAAAAATGTTTACAGCATTACACAATAAAAACTTTGATTTAGATGCAAGGGACAATAAAGGTAATAAATACAACCCATTTTCATATTTCACTACAATTGCATTCAGAGCATTTATTAATAGGATTAAACGAGAGAAACGGCAATATGATGCTATTAATGAATATAAAGAGCGGGTATATGAAGATTTAATGAATAATGAAGAGGTAGAACAAAAAGTTTATGTTAGACCTCAACATGAAGAGGAAGAATTACAGTATTAATAAATACTAATAGTGGAATTCAACCAATTAGTAAAATTACTTGAACAAGACGAATCAATCTTCAAACCAAGAAAGACTGAAGGTAGAAGAGAACGGTTTAATCAAATAATTCAACGTCAAATACAAGACTATATCAAGAACGGATCTAAAGGTGATTTAAGTTTACCCGGAACACCAATTACATCGTTACCAGATAATTTAAAGTATGTAGGTGGTATTTTAGACCTTTCGAATACATTAATTACATCATTACCTGCTGGATTAAAGGTTGGTGGTTGTTGTTTAGATCTTTCACGTACACCAATTACAACGTTACCGGATAATTTAACGGTTGTTGGAAATTTATATGTTGATCGTACGCAAATTACATCATTACCGGGTAATTTAAAGGTTGGTGGTTTATATATTCACGACACACAAATTGCATCATTACCAGACAATTTATCGGTTGATGAATTGGATGCTCATTCAACTCTAATACAGGAATTCCCGGATAGTTTGAAAATTAGAAATTGGCTAGATATCAGAAACACACCACTAGCAGAAAAATATAGAAAAGGTGTATTAACACTAGCTCAAAGATTAGAACAATTTAAAAAAACATACCCGGGAGTTAATGGGCAGATTTACCTATGAAATTTCAAGATTTAACAACATTACTTGAACAAGATGAATCGATCTTTAAGCCAAGACGGGTTGAAGATCGACTAGAACGTCAACAGCAAGAACAACTACGGCAAGTGTATGACTATATTAAGAACGGTTCTAGAGGTGATTTAGATTTAAGAAAAACCGTACTTACCACTTTACCAGAAGGGTTACATATAGGCGACAGTTTAATGTTATTGGGATCAAAAATCACACACTTACCGGATGATATTAAAATTAATGGTGTGTTATATTTAGCAAAATCACAAATTACACGTTTGCCGGATAATTTAAAAATAGATGATTTGGTGTTATCTATGACACAAAATATTACTCAACTACCTCGTGGATTATCAGTTAATCGGAGAATTTTATGCGATTATTCACGCATAACATATATTCCTGATGATATACAGGTGGGTGAAGAGCTGAATTTGATGAAAACACCGATTGAACATCTCCCGGATAATTTAACAGTAGATAAACTGAATATCAATTACACAAGAATTAAATCTTTACCTAACAATTTAACAGCGGATTTTGTTTCAGCTAGTATGAGTTATATCAACCATATACCACCGAACAATAAAATTAAAAGGTTAATTATCTATAACACTTTATTAAGTAAAGACCCAGATATAATGTCTGCTAGAAGTGGTGAACACAACCCTAAATATCCAAATATTGGTACAATATATTATTAATATTTTTTGACCACATTCCAAACCTTATAAAACAACAGCTTACTTTTACGTTCTTCGTTTAAATCTCCAAAATCAACAAACCCAGGATCTTGTTCTGAATCATGAGGCCATTCTTCGAAATGAATACAATAGTGGTTCCTTAATTTATAGTAAGCACTTAATATAATTTCTTCTGTGAAAAAATCTGTATGTGGAGGGTGCACACTAGATAATAACACCAAAGCATGTTCATAAAAATCAATTAATGCATCAAACTCCGATGGGTGTATACCAATAACACCACCAACTAATTGTTCGGTCATATCCGTATCTTCGTATTTCATCCCATACTTATCTTCTAATAATCTCCGTAATAACTGGACATGACTTGTATGATACCAAATATTTCCATGTTTAAATTGGATAAGTTTATGGTCGGATATTAATCGATCTAATCCTGGACCTATTTCTGGTGTGTATATATTATTTGGATTTAAAGGGTAATAGTGGGTTTTATCAAAGAAATTATTAATTTCCACACCACCTTTTGTGTATGGTGTTAATGACCAATGAGTAATACCAGCATCAACCCAGCAAAAATTATCGGTATTATATGGATTAAAATGCGCTGTATTCTTAAGAAAATAGATTTTTTGATGGCACAATATTTCACATCTAGTATGGAACAATCCCGGTTCATTAGGATTTGTTTTCCGGATTTCTTCAATTTGGTCTTTAAAGTACTTGATGCATCGTTGGCGATGTGATAATATATTATCAGCATATTTGAAATCACCTAATTCAGACACAATAACTGACCATTTTTGTTGTTCTCCTAACGTATCCAAATATTCTAAATATGCTTTAATCTTATGGTAACCCGAACCACTACAATAAATTACCATTGGCAATCCAAAGTTATATAAGTTTTGTAATGAAGAAAAATAATATTGTTCATGCCAATCACGACCACCAAATTTGCCTTCGCGTTCTCCATGATATATTGCAG